ATATGAATTAATATTAGAATATCTATTTGGATCTGGAGGTGGACCCCGAGTCATCTATTAATAAGTATCAACAATATTATTTGTTGTCACAATGTCTATGCCGAAGATGAAGGGTTGTGCTGCGTACGCAGTTCCGTTATAAGTCCGTGTATCATTCTTGACTTCAATCTCCCTTGAGCTGAATGGTCCTGCGTAAAAGTCGGGGTTGAACCTCCACTTGCCCAAGTTGTTTTCCTGACAGTGCTGGTTGAAAATTTGTACGAAGATTCTCTGCGGGCAGCACTTGTCCGGTCCGTATACCACCTTTTCAGAGGCCAAAAAGTGTTGCAGTGTATTTGTGACCATCGCCACTTGGCTCTGAACCGTCTTGAAGTATGCCGGAAGCACATTCCAAATATCCTTGTCTGAATACTTTGCCGCATAGTCGAGGTATGCCCGCACACACTTGCACAGAATAGCCGGAATTTCCGCATCCAGCTTTTGGTCGAGATGTGGATCCGCATCCATCACCTGCTTTCCCATGTTCCAGGTTGCCAACCGGCGAAGCACCGACCCCGAGTTGTCCTTCCAATTCGGAACCTCATTTCCCGCCAGAATACCGGGAGTCTTCCACTGCATATTCTTGGCAGACTTGAACTTGCGCGCAATACTCAGGTCCTCTCCAGAAACCAACGACTGAAACTCCGCCTGCTCAAGTGCAAGGTCACCCTTCACCTCTGGGCTAATAAACATAAATCCGTCATGGATAGAATCCAGTCCAAACTTCTTTTCGATGTTGTTCGAGAGTGTCCTAACATCCTCCGTCTCGTAAAACTTTTTACACACCTTGGTGATGATGGTCGACTTGCCAGACCGGGCAATACCCTTCAGAAAAGGGATAATTTGCCACCCGTCCAAATCATTCACATCAAAACACAAACGACCGCAAAACACATAGAGCCAACGACTCACATCTTCGGTAAAGTTCTGGTAGTCCATAATCTTCTGCATGTGTGGCGTAGGAATGTGGTACCAATCCTCAATATTCTCATATGGATCGAATTCCTGATTGAAATACTTTGAGCTGACGATGGTTCCATCCAGGTTTGCGTACTCCTTGCTCTTGTACTCGTAAAACTTGATGATGTACTGCTTTTTCTCCTCTGACCAGTTTTTGCCCACGAGGAGTCCGTTTGAAAAGGACCACACATTCCGGTTCTTTTTAATTTCCGGGAACTGATAGTCCTTGCACGATGAGAGGTGCTTTACGACATCCGCGACGAGGTTCCCCTTGGAAGTTAGGTTTTTCCACATCTCGTACTGTGTCTCCTTTTGGGTCGCGTCGTAGACAAAGTCCTTGATTTCGATGACGGGCTTCCAGGCGCGTGTCGCGAATCCGCTGCTGAGAATTTGGGTGCAGCACTGTTCCTTGTACCGGCGGTATCCGAGCTTGTACGCCTCGGACAGGAGAAAGAGGAGAATCTCCTGGTAGCTCGTCTTCTTGTCGTCAATTTCAGGGCAAAGTTCCACATAGTCTGTGTTTGTTGGGAAGTTGTAGATGCAATAGTTGTCTATCCAGCTGTTAAACTGCTCGCTCATGTTTCTCCACAGGCGGACAAGCCGGGAGATTCTGCCCGAGATGGTCATCTCATTCTTGTTGACATCGAAGCTTGTTTTGGTTTCACACTTGAGGAGCACCGCCTGAGCGCGGATAGCACGGCACAAATTGAAGAATCTGTCTCGGCGAAGTCGTACTTGGTTCTGGAGTTGTTTTGGATCGAAGCTGACTGGGTATCCGTCCGAGTCCTTTTGTTGGGTTGTCGGAATAAGCACGTGTCTCCACGCAATTTCAGGAACGACAAAGTTTTGGGTCGCCCTGAGATTGAGTTCAGTCTCACGGGAAGTGAGCTCATTCTCAATTTCTGTAGGGGACCAGGTGCCAATTACAATATTATTGTTCGTGTTCCGAATCTCTTCGGCGTGCTCTGGAGTGAGTTCACGTTCAATAATCACCTGGTCTCCCATCTTGTATACTTAGGTGTGGTTTTTTTTAAGTGGGGATGTCTTCAGGCGTCCTCCTTTGGTGGTGCGGGCTTGACTGCGCTCAGGATCTTAACGAGAATCTTATTTTGCATCTCGAGGCTATCTGCGATACGCTCAGTGGCATCCTTCAGGCTGACGAGGGCTGTTGCGATGGTGTCGCCCTCCTCTGTGGTCAGCATAGACCCCAGGGCGTCCATCATATCGCCTCCGAGGTCCATGTCCATATCGTCATCCTCATCTTCCAGGTCGATATCCTCGTCATCCTCAGGAACATCGGGCTCTGGGGCGTGGACAGCAGGCTGGCGGCGGGCGGACATTTAAAATTGATATAGAAAATTGGTTATAAAGGAAAGCGCGCATGTATATTTAGATGCCCTGTGTGTACTCCATCAAATGTAAGATAGAACCCTATAGGGAATACATAGGACAAACGACATATGACGATTTTCAAGTTAGGCTGAATGGTCACATGTCTGAAGTCAGGAACGGTCGCCGGAGACACTTGTACAATGCAATTAGAAAGTATGGGTGGGACCAATTTGATGTTGAGATTCTTCATGAGTTTTCAAAAGAGGGTGACTGGAAGGAGCGCCTAGATCAACTTGAGACTGATGAAATTGCTCAGAGGAACACACTAGCACCGAATGGGTACAACTACGAAACAGGTGGGAACAAGAATAAGGTACTTCACGAAGAGACGAAAGCTCTTATGAGTGAAGTTCGCTCAGGCGAGAATCATCCGATGTTTGGAAAACACCATTCAGAAGAGACACGGGAGATGCTCCAAACTGTGAACAGGAAACCAGTTCAACAGTGGAGTAAGGATGGAAAACAAATGTTGAAAGTATTTGAATCAGTCGAAGAAGCTATAAGAGAAACTGGGGCACAAAGAACTCATATATCGAAAGTTTGTCGCGGTGAACGAGTGACAGCTGGTGGTTTTCACTGGAAGTTTGTGGATCCAGGTCATGTTGAGAGGAAAAATATGTTGAAGTTTACGAAGCTTCAGAAGTGGTCATTCGACGGGAAGACATTGATACAGGAGTTCAAGACATTGAAGGAGGCGAGTGATAATACCGGTATTGACAAACAGAGTATTAGCAAATGTTGTAAGGGAAAGTCAAGGTCCGCGGGTGGGTTCAGGTGGACAATCATCTGAAATTTTTTTCTCAATATAGAGTACCAAACACGATGGCAGGCGGCCTGATGCAATTGGTTGCTTACGGCGCACAGGATGTTTACCTTACCGGTCAGCCCAAGGTGACCTTTTTCCAGGCTGTGTACAAGCGTCACACTAACTTCGCTATGGAGAACATCCAGCAGACTGTGAACGGCTCTGCTGCCTCCAGCGGTCGTGTGTCCGTGACCATTGCCCGCAACGGTGACCTGGTCGGCAACATGTATGTGGCCCTGACCCCCACCTCCGGTGCTTACACTAACCTGACCTCCAACAACACCCTGACCGATGCTTGCTGGATTGCCGAGCGTGCCATCGCCGCGGTTGAGCTGACCATCGGTGGCCAGCGCATTGACAAGCACTACCAGACCTGGTACCGTCTGTACGCCGAGTGCTTCCTGGGCGAGAGCGACAAGATTGCATACGGCAAGATGACCTCCGCCTCTGCTCAGGTGACCACCAACACCGGTGTGCCAGTTGTGTACCTGCCTCTGCTGTTTTTCTTCAACCGCAACCCCGGCCTGTACCTGCCCCTGATTGCCCTGCAGTACCACGAGGTCCGTCTGGACTTTGACCTGACCAGCTACTACCAGAGCTACTTCGGCACCAACGCCGTTGCCGTGTGGGCCAACTATGTGTACCTGGACACTGAGGAGCGCCGCCGCTTCGCCCAGAAGGGCCACGAGTACCTGATTGAGCAGGTGCAGCACACCGGCGGTGACACCATCTCCAGCTCCAGCGAGACCAGCTCTTCCCTGGTCCGTCTGTCCTTCAACCACCCCGTGAAGGAGCTGGTCTGGTGCTACCAGAACCCCGCCACCAGCGCCAGCGCCAACCTGAACGCTATGTGGAACTTCTCCACCGGCACTGCCAACGTGCAGGTGTCCATCTCTCCCCTGGCAACCACCTACTCCGGTGCTCTGGGCCAGCTGCCCCACGAGGTTGGGTGCCCCCACATTTTCTCCAACACCAACACCACATTCAGCTCTTCCGCCGTGTCTGCCAACGCCTACTGGATTGAGGAGGGCGATCGCTCTCTGACCGCCACAACCGGTTACGAGGTGGGCCCCCTGCACCAGTTCAAGCTGGTGCTGAACGGACAGGACCGCTTCAAGGAGCAGCTGGGCAAGTACTTCAACCAGTACCAGCCTTACCTGTACCACACCGGCACCCCCTACGCCGGCATCTATGTGTACTCCTTCGCTCTGCAGCCCGAGGAGCACCAGCCCACCGGCACTTGCAACTTCTCCCGCATTGATAACGCCCAGGTGGCTGTGTGGCTGAAGACCGCCTCCATCGTGTCCAACTCTGCATACAATCTGCAGAAGATGTTCGCTGTCAACTACAACATCCTCAGGATTCAGTCGGGAATGGGAGGGTTAGCGTTCTCCAACTAGAGAATCAAAGGGGTTTTACTTGCGAAATTGCGAAAAAAATCAAGCCTTCGGGCCCAAGATTCTTACCCTAAAAAGACTCTTGGATTCGAAAATAAATAATTAGATATACTAAATGTCAGCACCGACTTCTACCATTGCAGCAATTTGTCAACAGGTTGGTATATCATCTATCATCTGTCCTCTGTTCTGTGTCTGTCTGTTTGTGGTTTTAGCACAGGGTACCGGCAAGACAAATAACGGAAAGATGCCTGCGTCAGCTTATTTGTTATGGTTCTGTGTTGTGTGTTACATACTAAGCACACTCAATTCAATTTATAAATACTTCACACAGACTCCATGCCCGACAACTCCAGCAACTCCAGCAAGTTAAATTACAAGATCCAATTTCAAAACAGGAAATGTGTCCCACTCAAACTCTGGAATTTCAATCTCGAATTCTTGGTGATGTGCAAGGACAGTCGTCTCGATAAACTGTTCGATATCATCCCCGATGAAGCAATTGTCTTCTAGAATTTCTTCTGCTCGTTCAGGCTTCAACTTGACAAGAGCAGTTTTCTTCACAAACCCAATATTGATTGACCTCGAGTGAACACAGTCTTCATCACCACAGTCGTGGTGATCAGAAAATACAAGAGGACTCAGATAGGTCATCTTGTAAAGCTTTTCATCTGGTTTTTCCTGTTTAAAAAGGGTCTGGCACATTTCCATCCCCTTTTTGTACTCGGCATCAGTCAACTTTTCCTTAATTTCATCTACAAATTCAGAAAAAACTCGAGACGGGTCTTCCATTCATTATTACTCTGTATGTTTCTCTAAGTAATAGTATGGCGGGTGGAATCTTTCCAGGCGCCCCTTTCCACTTTAACATCAAGTGCATCATCTTCACTGCGATTATTGCCAGCGGGTACTGGTATTTGCCCCACAAGAATCCGTGGGTACTTGCGTTTCTGCTGTGGTCCCCTTACATAGCACTTGCCTGGTACGACTGGTCATACGACTGCCGAAACAAGCTGGGTCCAACAATCGTTCCATTTGGACGGTATCTGTGGCTTCCATTCAAGCCCCCAGGGTACCAGAACGAGTTTAACAAAATGGCAGATGAGCAAATTCAAACAATGAATAAAGTTGATCATCTGGTTGGGTGGACAATTGTGATTGCTGCGCTCACATATGTTCTCTATATGAGGAAGGTTATCGGTTGATGACGGACCACTCGAGGTATCCTCCAAACTTTCTTTCAATGGCGGCTGCACACAAATTAGGATTGAAATGTGGGGAGCAGCAAAAGACATCGATGTATGTGAGGTTTTCTTCTGGGTAAGTGTGTGCCGAAAAGTGGCTCTCGGCCAGCACAAGCACTCCAGTCACACCAAATGGCTCGAATTGGTGGAACGCCCTGTTGACGACTGTAAATCCGCACTCCTGTGCAACTGCATCCATTTTGGGTTCAAGCTCAGAGACAAAACTGACAACAGGTCCCATCAGTTTGCCCACGAGGTGCATCATCTTAACTTAGAGGGCGTCATATGTTTTAAGCCCTATCCACGCCGCAAACACCAGGAGGATAGCTCCGACAACAAACTCAACCACATCTCTTTGGGTAGGAGGCTTGTCCTTTCCTGCTGCAGTCATTGTTGCAATACCCTGAGCAATCAGAGTCAGCACAAGCATGAAAGCAAGCGCTTTAGTTAAATGTGTGTTAAAAGCTGCCATATAATACTAGGTAATAAAATTATATGGAAGAACTCGCCTCTTCAAACTTGAAGAATGATCAACTCTTCACTGAAGTTCTTTACAAGATTGAACCAAACTTCTTTTTGGCTCTCGATGTTGTTTCTAAAATTACAGAGATTCGTGAGATGAATAAGATTGTAAAGATAATTCGTAAACGGAATTACAAGGCGGGTGTTGATAGGCTTGTGTCTCGGGTTGATGTCAAGGACCCAGCGGATTTCAAGAGGAGGATTTTAGAGCAGGTTTTGGATGTTCCTGAGGTTTCTAGTTCAGGTTCAGGTTGTTGGGGAATAAAGATGATGTGTTGTTTGAACCCTGACGAGCAACAGACAGATAAAAACCAATGAGGAAGATTCCCATGAGTATGTTGGCTACCATCTTGAGCGTGTCTGGGGGGAATCTCAGACGTTGTCTGTCGGCGGCAATTTCAAGTGCATTGATGAGAAAGTACACACCCGCAAAAAGGATAAGAGTGTCCTGGAGAATTTTCACCTCGGGAGTCAGACCACTACTCATTATTACATAAAGATATTTTAATATTATAGAGTATGCAGTTTTCTTATTTGGACGGACCCGAGAATCTCGATAGCATCATGGGTACTATACTGCACAGTCTGACACACCGTTTGAATGACCCACCAGACGATACAGGTCCCGAAACTGAACTTTCCGAAGATTGGAAAACATTTAAAGACTCTTTAACAGTTTATCAGAGAAAGTACAATGAGACTATGAAGGAGGTTCGAGAAACTGAACTTGAGTTGACGAGGAAGAGGTCCGAGTTGAATGCACTGAAGGGTGCAGAAAAACTTCTACACGACAGTCCCTTAAAGACGAAGCTCACTGATATGATAGAGGAGTTTGAGCGCGTTGAGGAGATTGATAACTTTGAGAATTTGCTCGAGTCTCTGCGTGGGACTTGCAAGTCTATGAAGAAAATACTGGAGAATACAAATCCTGAGCAATTGTCAAAGTTTCAGTGTTTTGTGTGTATGGATCGGAGTGTTGATACCTTTTTGGACCCGTGTGGTCATGTGTTGTGCAGTGGATGTTGGCGCCGGAACACAAGCCGGGTTTGCCCGGGCTGTCGCGCAAGTGTACAGCCTAAAAAGATTTATTTGCTTTCGTAATTCCAACTGCTACTCGGTGGCTCCTGCATGTGACCTTTTGCTCTCGTAACTCAGTTGGTTAGAGTGCGGGTCTTATGAGCCCGAAGTCGCGGGTTCGACCCCCGCCGAGAGCACGCATCAGTGTCCGAGCCTGGTTTAAGGAGACAGACTTAAGATCTGTTGGTGTTTACACCTCATGGGTTCAAATCCCATCTGATGCAGAGCCTAGGCTCACAAAGGTGCGTTTATGTTTATGTTTTACTTGCCTCTTTTAACAGACTAGACTCTGTAGCACAATTGGATAGTGCACCAGCCTTCTAAGCTGGAGGTTGTGGGTTCGAACCCCACCAGAGTCAACGATACAAAACAATTTTACCCTCCCAAAAGGAACACTGAGAAAACCGACCCAAATCAATCTCCTTTGCCAATTCTGGAAAAGAAACAATAAGTTTATCTCGGATATCTTCCAATTGCTTTCTTCTCCTAGACTCCATAGCGTAATATTCAAGTAATTTCTTGCATGTATTTGTAATTGTACGGGCGGTTTCTTTGTTTATTGGTACAGATTCCATCACTTCAAATGCACGCCTCGGAGTGTCTGCGTCACTCCACGCCGAGTCTACATAGTCACCATCCACTCTAGGTTCAAACTTTTTAGTTTTCACAACATGTTTGTCTTGTGAGAAAGTTTCAGTCACACTTTCTTTTACTGAATCGATACTTTCTTTTTTGAATACTGGGATGGGGCGAGACAGAATCTCAAGTATTGGTTTATGAAAGATAGTTACTAAGGAACTCACAAGAGCAGTTGCCCCCAGAGTAATAGATGCCATATATTTGTACTACCGATAATTATTTCTTCTTATACTGTTCCTGAGCATTGCATTTGCATTTCTCACACCTCTTTCCAAATTGTGCACTCGGTTGAGTACCTGTCTTTGTTGGTTATTTGGTACATTGTGTATTGTTCCGTACCGCAAGCCTATGTATGCATAATACGCATTTCTGTTGTGTTTTGCTCTTTCTAAAATCTGTCTGTACACACTTCGGCGGCTGTTGGCTGTGTTTCCTATTCTGGCCCGAACCTGATTCATTGAGTTTGCACTGTTATTTGGGTTACCCCTGTAAACTCTATGGTTCCTCCTGTTGTTATTTGAAATAGACGATCTTCTGCTTGTTGGTCTATTACCGCCACCCATATTCATCGAGTTGGAAATTACACCACCACTGTTTAGACTTGTCAAACTTCTATTACTTCGTGAACTTGGAATAGAACTCAAATTACTCATATTAAGATACATAAAGAAATAAATATTAGTAATAGTATCCCGACCTTAGCTCAGTTGGTAGAGCGTGGGACTGTAGTTGTCTAAAGATATCCTACGGTCGCTGGTTCGATTCCGGCAGGTCGGAATCACGGTCCTATCGTATAATTGGTTAGTACACAGGACTCTGAATCCTGCAATCTGAGTTCGAGTCTCAGTAGGACCTCTTTTTTGCGTCCATAGTCCAGTGGTAGGACACGACCCTTCCAAGGTTGGAGCCCGGGTTCGATTCCCGGTGGTCGCAGGGGGACTTCCCCTCTTGGCTCCTATAGCTCAGTTGGTAGAGCGTCAGACTGTTAGAGATGAATCTTTTGTTCACCTCGCCGTCATCTGAATGTCGCAGGTTCGATCCCTGCTGGGAGCGATTTTTTGAACCATTCCGCTCTGGTTCAAAAAACCTCTGGTAATATAAACATGGCTTCGGCTATATTTCGGATTGCAGCTCTGTCAACAGGGTGTTGTGCCGCAGTGGCGTGTATTGGTTTAACAATCAATACCGGATTGTATGTCAACAATATATATGTCAAAAAGACGGGGGAGAATGACACGACGAAAGCTGAAAAGTATATGGTCATGGTCTTTTGCTGTCTTATGATTTGGCAGTTGATAGGTCACGCTGTTTTCAAATCACTCAGCGAATGATATAGTTAATTTTGGCTTGTAAATTCTTTTGGAAGAACATAAAAATAAACACAAGAATGGGTAAACTTCGAATCTCGTTTGGCCTATTAAATACATGTCCTGGAATTTTGATTTTAGAGATGTATTTACGCGCGAGATAGAGTACAACTCCTATGACTGCAAACTCGAGTGTTGCCTCGGCAATGAGTCTTGGTTTTGATTTGTTTGTATCTAGACGAGGGAAGAGTTTGTCTAGAATTTGAGACGCAAAAAGAGCAAAAAGGAAGCATAATGCTGTAACAAACCCTGCGTCTATAATTGCTGGGACAGTCATCTTACTATCACTCTCTGTTTTTAATTTCAAACTAGAATTAAGAATGAAGGTCCAGGATGTACTTACCCTTATGGTCCTGAGTCTACTCCTGAAAGAGACAATATATTTCCTGACAGTGCGGGCCGGTGTTTTTTAAATTTTAATACAAAATGTATGTGTGACTGGTTTCACTTTCATGTTGACCAGGATGCCAAACTTATAGTCATAGAGGTTGACACCAAGACACTCCTCGAAAACCAACCAGCAAACCAACAAGAGGCTGACACCTTGTGCACAGAAACCATCATACCAATCATAGACCAACTCAGGGAATTGTGTATCAAAAATAATTACCAACAAGTATGCACAGTTGACCTCAAAAATGTAGATATTACCCTCCTCAACCCAATTGTTCTTATCAGGATAATTTGGAATATATATGAGCACAATAAACAAGATCCTGAATTTCTTGTAAAGGGTTTTTATGTTGAAAATTCAAACACTGTGTTCAGGACTCTATTTAGTGCATGCAAGTATTTATTACCTGAATATATGAAAAATTTGATAACCATTGCTTAAAAGGTTGGTTCACTTTGTATGTATGGCGGAGCTCCTCAAGTTTTATCCGCAGGGGAAGCACTTGTACATTGAGTTTCTTGCACAGAGGTACTTGGATGTTCAGCCTACAAATGATTTTGAAACAAAAATGCTTCTCGAACGCATCAAGCCAGTGATTACCCAGCTTGATGAGTTTGTTGAGACTCGAGGCCTCAAGGAGGTGATTGAAGTCAACCTCAAGGATGTCCCTATTTCGAAACTAAATTCAGATATGGCACTGGAGATGATCCATTTGTGTATGTCCCTCCGACCAGACAAGGACCTCATCGACAAGATTGTGATTACAAATTCAAATCCACTTTTTGGTATGATTTACAAGGCGGTGCAGGGGAGGGTTGACCCGCGTATTCGGCGGGTATTGAGTATTGAAAGTTCAGACAAATTTAATTGAGAAATTGCGGACATCATCCGGTGCCAATCTCCAAAACTCCTTTGGGTCCTTGTGGTACAAGTCAAAAAGAGACTCGTTATGTGTCCGAATCATCACCTCCTCCATGTCCGAACGCTCAAACCCTTCGGGCAGCTCTTCCAGGAGCACTGGGTGGATAGCGGAGAGTTCAGGTGTTTTCAGACAGGCAACTGCAAATCCAATGTCAAAATCAAGTCCGGTACTCGTCTCCCTGACCCAGTAGTGAACACACGCCTCCTTCGTCTGGGGAATCACACAGAAACCCTTCATCATCTTACAGCTCACACGCTGATTCTCCAGACCACGCTTCAAAAGAGCCACGTGGTGAACGACCCCTCCGGTAACCTTGTACATCTTGATTCTCAGTGCCGTCCTGCGAACAAGATCCTCCAGATTCATTTCTAAATTACTATTAGAATATAAAATGGCTGAAAAACCAGACACTTCTATAAATCAGACAAACTTCTGGGATATACTCAAGTGGATTGTCATATGTAGTTTTGTTATTCTGATAATAATCATAATTTTGGCAAATGTACTTCCTGCTCAACCGAGTACTGCGGCGTCACCTAGTGGGAATACAGCATCTGATGTGACAACCACGGCACCCGGTGGGACACCTAGCGGGAACACGGCATCTGGCGGGACAACCACGACACAGGTGAAATCTCTCAAGAAAGGGTTTGTCTATGATTTGAAAATTAATGGTTCGGCAAATCCATTGTTCAACACACAGATGAATAGTCTGAATCTTGGGTGGTACTACACATGGGGTTCAACGGGGTCTCCGGGACTTACTTTGACCCTGGATTTCCCCCCTATGATATGGGGCGCCCCTGATGCCGCCCCTGACAAGCTGGCTGCACTCCCGAGTGGATATTCCAATCTGCTTGCATTTAATGAGCCTGATGGGAACCAGCCCGGGGCACAGTCAAATATACCCGTCCCTCAAGTCCTCCAACTGTGGCAAAACTTCATGACACTCAAGTCTTCAAATCCCAATTTGAGAATAGGATCTGTTGCCTGTTCACAGAACCCCCTCGCCACGTCGTACACTCCAAATGACGGGTCCCCGCCTATAAACACTTCTTACTTTGATAACCTCTGGGCGGCACTAGTGGTCAAGGGATGGACTCCGGACTTTATATGTTTGCACTGGTACGCCCCACCCGATGCAAACGGGTTTCTCGCATGGGTAGACAATATTTGGAAAAAGTACCAAAGGCCAATCTGGATCACCGAAATGTGCGTCGCGGATTGGACGGCAACAGCTTCGGCACCTGAAAAATATACAACGGCAGATATACAAACATTCATGGACACTGTCGTGGCTGGAATGAATTCGAGATCATATGTAGAAAGATACTGCTGGAAGACAAGACCAACAACTGATGTAAATATGGGTAATGGTGCACTCATCGCCTTGGACGGGACACTCACACCACTCGGACAACACTACGCTACTCTGTAATTTTAATTCTAAAATAGATTATATGGCAACAACTGGATGGGATGTCTTGACGATATTTTGTGTAGGAGTCTGTATCATCCTCGTGTTGGTAATTTTACTTGCAAATTTGAATGTACCCCCACCACCCCCATCAACACCAGAAGCCCCCCCACTCACAACGCTTACAAGTATAAGTGATATAGTAAATTCCGGTATATATACACAAAGTTTTGCAAACTGTCCGAGTGTTATGACAGAATATGCTACATATTTGAATTCATTTGGAACGGTGTTTACTCAGCTGACTTGTCCTCAAGGCATGTCTACAATTGAAAATGCGGTTGGAAATTGGAATTTTTGTTATCCCTCTGGTACTCCCATACCCGTTCCACCGGAGCAGTTGAAGACTGATTTGAATGAGTGTGGTTTAAAGGTGACTACGCAAGTTCCGTGGGTCCTTGTGTCTGTTCCCACGATGACCTCTGTAGCCCCCGCACAGTCTACACAGGTGGGTATTTATAGCCCGAACACTTTTAGCCCGACCTCCCCAGCGACAGAAGAAGAAAAAGGGAGATTACAGAATATTCAAGCACTGTTAGACTTGCAAACGCAGAGACCATTGACAGCACAGGAACAGCAGCAACTCACGACACTTCAATCAATAGAGTCCCAGCAGAGAAGTGGCCAATAATAGAATCTTTGTTAATTTTAAAATGGCGTACCTTCTTGACAAGTTAACCTCTAAGAAGGGGTTTGTGTATTCTAATGCTTCCCAGGGTCCATTTTCGAATGTGAACGCTGGATGGTACTACACTTGGGGTCTCCAGGGTGTTTCCAATTTTGAATTGAAATTCACTCCGATGGTATGGGGTGCTCCTGACCTGAAAAAGCTTGACCAGATTGCCACGGGTGCAACTGAGCTGCTTGCATTTAACGAGCCGGATGGTGCTCAGCAGTCGAATGTGAATATTCAGCAGGCGATTGCACTGTGGCCCCAGCTCAAGGCGAAGGCGACTGCGATGGGCGCTCGTCTCGGGAGTGTCGCAACAGCCCAAAACCCACTCGCCCCCAATTCATACTTTGATGAGTTGTGGAACGCCCTTAACCCACTGGAGAGACCCGATTTCATCTGTCTGCACTGGTATGCCCCGCCCAACTCGGTAAGTTTTCTTACTTGGCTCGACGACATTTGGGAAAAGTACCAAAAGCCAATCTGGGTCACTGAGATGTGTGCTGCTGACTGGAAGGCCACCCCAACCAACCCAGAGCGCTTCACCACCGAACAAATTCAGGAGTTTATGGACCAGGTTGTGGCTGGAATGAATCAGCGCAACTATGTCGAGCGGTTCTCGTGGAAAACAAGACCAACAACTGATGTAAATATGGGAAATGGTGCGCTCATCGCCTTGGACGGGACTCTGACCCCTCTTGGTGAGCACTATGCATCTCTGTCTTAAAAGAAAAGTATCCTAGAATAGTATGGACCCTATCCTCACTCCATCAACTAGACGCTACACATCATTTCCAATTCGGTATCCAGATTTGTGGTCGCTTTACAAAAAGGCGATATCTAGCTTCTGGACAGTTGAGGAGATTGATTTGGGTGGAGACTTGAAGGACTGGGAAAAACTCAATAACGATGAAAAACACTTTATAAAGACTGTGCTAGCCTTTTTCGCCGCAAGTGATGGCATCGTTATGGAGAATATTGATTTGAATTTTTTGAACCAGGTTTATATTTCGGAGGCGCGTGCTTTTTATTCGTATCAGTCGTTTAACGAGAGTATACATTCGGAGACTTATTCACTTATGATTGACAAGCTCGTCAAGGACCCCGAAGAGAAACAGCGCCTCTTCGAGGCAATCGATACTGTCCCTGCGGTCAAAAGAAAAGCAGAATGGGCCTTCAAGTGGATGGGACCTGATGCATCTTTCGCTCAGAGACTGATAGCTTTTGCGTGTGTTGAAGGTATTTTCTTTAGTGGAGCTTTCTGTTCTATATTTTGGTTGAAAAAGAGGGGACTTATGCCAGGTCTTTCTTTCAGTAATGAATTGATAAGCCGTGATGAAGGTTTGCATCAGGAGTTTGCAGTTACTCTGTATTCTCATTTAAAAACAAAATTGGATGAAAATACCATTTTCCAGATTGTGGTTGAGGCTTTGGATATTGAAAAGGAGTTTATTACTGAAGCACTTCCGTGTCGTCTCATCGGCATGGATTCCACTTCTATGAATGAGTACATTATGTTTGTTGCACAGCGTCTGCTGACACAGCTTGGTGTGACGCGCCACAAGATTGTGGCTAGTAACCCTTTCGATTGGATGGAGAACATCTCATTGGAAGGGAAGACCAATTTCTTTGAGAAACGGGTCGGGGAATACTCAAAGTTTATGCCCGATAGTGAGGAGGTGAAGTTTGACGAGGAGTTCTAGGGAACTCCGACGGGCGAGGGTGAGGAGTTCTAACACCGGCAAGTTGTTGCCCCTGTCCAAAAGCTTCTTATACAACTTTTACCACCGCAATCACTTTTTGTTAGACATTTCTTCCCGGAAGTGCACCCCGATAAGAATGATTTTTTTGGTTTAATCAAAAATAAATACAAAATCATGAGCACGAGTCCTATGATAAGGTAGTCTTTGTTCAATTTCATCTTATATCATAGCCATTTTTAAGTTTGGCCGGATTGGACCAGGTCCCATGTCTGGGCCAGAAGACACTGCGAGACCATCCTCCGACAGCTCCATCATTTTGTCAATCTGGTTTGACTGTCTATCGCTAGTTGGCACATAGAAAGACACTCTCTTCATGAGGAATCTAACTGCAAAAGTGAAAATCACTGCGTGAAGCAGAAGACCAAGGAACTTGGCCTGACCTTCTGCGCTCGCGACCCATCCGCCTGCGACTC